GCAATTCCCGAATACACCATAAAGTTTAGCGCGGGTAACGGCCACTCGGCCCAATATACAGAGATCCCGAGCATCGAGCCCGCCACCTATCGCTTGAGCTGGTTCATCAAAGCACGCATCAACCCCAGCCACGCCAAACGCTTCCGGGTGCACGGCGATAGCATGGAGCCCTTGCTGTTTGAGAACGACACCATCCTGGTCAACCTGGCCGAAACCTCGATCGTCGATGGCAAGGTCTACGCGATCCGCTATGGGGATGGGCTCAGGGTGAAACGTCTAGTGAAGCGCTTGGACGGCAGTCTGATCCTGCGCAGCGAGAACCCGGAGTACACGGACGAGATCGTTTCGCCTGAGCTGGCCGACGAACACCTGTCGATCATTGGGCGCGTCAGGGACAAGAGCGGAGCGGGGGGATTGTGATGGAGAAATCGAAATCCTTAGGCCCCCTTTTAGCTTTTGCATATAAAGCAGGGATAATGCTACTCCTGCTTTTGATCTTGTTTAGGGTAGAAATAGCGATAAGTACAGCGGAAGACGCTTCGGAAAGCGCCAACAACGCATCAAGCTCCGCAAACTACGCCAAGGAGCACGCAGAAAATGCCGAGCAAATTTGCCAATCATTAAGATAAATAACGCATAAACACCCCTCCAAACCCGCCTTGAGCGGGTTTTTTATTGCCTGCAAAATAAATATTACCAAAAAGTATAAAATCGCTTGACCTGTAAATATACCTTTTGGTATTATTTAACCCAACGAAGCAGGAAACCGCTTCACGCTCTTTAGAAGTCGCAATAGCAAGTAGAGGACAGGTCAGCAGGAAACAGGTAACCCATTCAGTTGGGATCTGGAAACAAGCAAGGCAAATGGCATTTAGCCAATACAACGAAAGCGAACAATTTGCTCATTGGCGGAGGTAGTGACCGCCAAACTTCTAATTTTAGAAAAGCGCCCCTGGAACTCAACCCCGGCTCAAATAGCGGGGTCTTTTTCTAGGGCTTATTAACTGTTGAGGGAATTATGACACTACTTAATTTTGACCAAGCACCACGCCAACGCAAACTGGATAGCGCCCGGTGCGCGTTGCGCGCGGTGACCTTCGCCCTCGCGATTCTGATGTTTGCTGCGGCCCTAGCCCTGGGCATCCTAACAACCAGCACCGCGTCAAGCAACGTCACCGCTGCCACTACCGATTTACTAATGTCTGACGAGATGGCGGAATTCACCGCCGCTCACCCTGGCGAAGTGTTCGCCGAAACCGATATGCAATAACTTAACTGGAGAATCAAATGTCCTTAGAACTCGCAATCCAAGCAAACACAGCCGCCATCCAAACCCTGGTTGGCATTTTATCGTCTTCAACCCTCGGCGTTTCCGCCGATGTCCTCCGACCCCAGGCAGCGGTGGGAAATAATAACACTGCCAGCGACACGGCTGATTCGACCTTTGATAAGCCCGAAGTCGTCGCCAAGAAGAAGAAACCCGCTACGGCTTCGGCCAAACTGACCGAAGATGATACCCTCACGGCGGTTGAAGAAGTAGCGGTTGGCGTTACCCTGACTTACGAGGATGTCAAAAATGCGGTTTTAACTTTATCGACTACCAAGAACAGAGATGCGGCTGTTGCGGTACTAAAGCAATTCGGCGCCAGCAAACTGACCGAAGTCGAACAAGATCGGTGGCCTGAAGTGATCGCCGCTTGCGAGGCTGCGTAATGGCCCACGCCCTGTTATCTCCCAGCGGCGCACACCGCTGGGTGCCTTGCCCCGGATCAGTGGTGTTAGAGCAAAAGCTGCCCAACAAGTCGAGTAGCTTTGCCGACGAAGGCACGGCCGCCCACTTCCTGGCCTCTACCGCACTTAGCGCGGGCGACGATGCCAAGGACTACGTGAACAAAACCATCTGCGTCCACGACGACGGCGAGATCTGGGTGCAAGATGCAGCCCAACCGTTGCCGCGCGGCTACCGGTTATTCCGGGTCGATGCAGAAATGGTCGACAACGTGCAAGTCTATATCGACGCGGCGCGGGTTGGCAAAGCCGAACTGTGGGTCGAGCAGAAACTACCGATTGCTTCGATCACCGGTGAGCTTGACGCCACCGGCACCGCGGACGCGGTATTGATCGACGGCAACACCCTGTCGATCATTGATCTGAAGTACGGCATGGGCGTTAAAGTTGATGCCGAACACAATCAACAACTGGCTATCTATGCCCTGGCAGCGGTGGAACAGTTCGACATCCTGGGCGAGATCGACACCGTGACCTTGGCCATCAGTCAACCCCGCAAGCAACACCACAGCGAGTGGACAGTTAGCCTGGATGAACTGCGCGACTTTATCAAACCGATCCGGGTAGCCTCCGGTTTTGTGCGCGGCTCGCTGGACTACGCCGACAAGAACAACGGCGAAGTCCGCGCCCTGGATCTCCACCCGGGCGACAAACAGTGCCGGTTCTGCAACGCCAAAGGCATCTGCCCGGCGCTGACTGAATCGGTATTGGCCACGGTTGCTGACGACTTTGTGAATCTGGAGCAGGACATCCAGCCGCAGTTGGAGCACGCCAAAGCGATGACCATCGATAACCCAACCCTGGGCAATCTGATGGGTGCGCTGGATCTGATTGAAGGGTGGTGCAAGGCGATCCGCGCTCAGACCGAGTCTGAACTGTTCGCCGGGCGCAACGTGCCAGGCTACAAGTTAGTTGAAGGTCGACGCGGTGCGCGAGCCTGGGGTGATGCGGGCGACGTCGAAGCCTTGATGAAGCGGATGCGTATCAAGCAAGAAGCCATGTATGACTTCAAGTTGATCTCGCCGACTTCAGCGGAGAAAGCCTTCAAGGCCGGCGAGATCGGCCCGCGTCAATGGCCGCAACTGCAAGCCCTGATCACCCAGCCGGGTGGCAAACCGTCGGTGGCTCCGGCAACCGACAAGCGCCCGGCGCTGACCTTGACCGCAGCGGCGGATGACTTCGACGAAGTCCCCGACGAAGTGATCATCGCCAGGCTGATGGCAACCGACTACGCGGAAGACCTGGTATGAGTGAAACCGCGCTGCCTGTTGCTACGGTGTTGCCGTCCGAGGCAATCCTGATCTTGCAAAAGGCAGCGCGGACAGCAGTACCCGAGCACGATCCCCTGGCAAGGGAACGCGCTATTAATGAAGCAACACTGAAAGTTAAACACCTTTACCCACAATTCTTTAAATAGGACACGACTATGATCATTAAAATACAAAACACCCGTTTGGCCTTTCCCGCTTTGTTTGAAGCACAAACCGTCAACGGTGAAGGCGAACCGGCCTTCTCTGCGGTGTTCCTGGTCCCTAAGGACGACCCGCAGATCATCACCCTGAGCAACGCGATCAAAGAAGTCGCCAAGGAAAAATGGGGCGCCAAAGCCGAAGATCACCTGGCCAAAATGAAAGCCGGCGACAAGACGGCACTGCACAATGGCGATCTGAAGTCCGAGTACGACGGCTTTCAGGGCATGCTGTACATCTCGGCGCGCAACAAAACCCGTCCAACTACCGTCGATCGTAACCGCACCCCGCTGAACCAGGCAGATGGCCGACCCTACGCCGGGTGCTATGTTAACGCCTCGATTGAACTGTGGGCGCAAGACAACAAGTACGGCAAACGCATCAACGCCAGTCTGCGCGGTGTGCAATTCTTCAAAGACGGCGATGCCTTCGCGGGTGGCGGCGCGGCTAAAGACGACGAGTTCGACGACATCAGCGAAGGTGCTGACACTGCGGATCTCTGGTAACCGTCATGGCTTTGATCGTCATCACCATCATGGACACCGAAGCGGGCGACGCCGATGTCGCCGTGCAGTGCGAACCGAAACTGGAAGTCGGCGACCCCAGCAAAGTATTAACCGCTGCGCAGCTGGTAGCACTCAACATGTTGCACGCCGCCAGCGACAACAAAGACACCCCGATCAAGGAAGACCGGGGCCTGATTCAACTGCTTAACTAATACGGAGCACGGCTATGTTGAACAACGAGGAATTGATTAACGACAAACTATTTGTGACCGCTGCTACTCGAGCAAATGAACTGTTCTCTTACGGGGACCTGATCCCGATGGACTGGTTGAAAGAACAGTTCGGCATTCAGGAACCGGCGTTCGCCCAGAAATCGGTGTATACAAAAATACAGTTTGAGTTCATGAGCAACATGGATGGCTTCCGGGAAATCATGCTGGAGGATTTCAAGAAGCACCTGGCCAACGTAACGGGCAAAGGCTATTTGATCGTACATGCCAAAGACCAAACACCCGCGGCAATGGAAAAACTCAAGCGATCCGTATCGCGGGAAATGCACCGGGCAGTCTACATCCTCAACAATATTCAAGAGGATCTGCTCACGTCTGACCAGATAAAGAGCCGTGACGAAAGCCTAGGCAAGATCGCAGCGGTAACCTATTTTAGTAAAAAGCGGCTTAGCGCGTTTTAAACAGTTTTAAAACCACAAAGCGTAGCGTAGCGAAGCGAAGCGCAGCCTAGCGAAGCGGAGCACAGCAAAGCAAAGCACAGCAAAGCAAAGGCCAGTAATGGCGTTAAGTGTCTTAGCAATAGGGCGCTTAGCGGCAGAAATTGCCACCCACAGCGTAGCGTAGCAAAGCGAAGCCAAGCACAGCGTAGCGAAGCCAAGCACAGCAAAGATTTTTAACTAACGAGGATTGAAGATGAAACAACTAAACCTGAAAATTACCGGCACCAGCCCTTTGCTATTGTCTTGCGACAAACTAGCAAATCCCATATTGCCAGAAACCAAGGCGCACAAAACCCTGACTTCCAAACGTCTTAAAACGGACGACGACCACGACGCAATCGCCAAGTCACAATGGAATGGTTTGATGTATTGGGATGAAGATAAGAAAGAAGTTTACCTTCCTTCACAGAATATTCGAGCGGCGCTAGTTGGTGGCGCAAAGCTCAACAAGTTGGGTATGCAAGTCAAACGCGGAACCCTGATGCTCGAAGAGAAGATCACCTTGGACTACGGCAAGAAATTGACCAAAGTGCAACTGTGGGATCAAGGCTATATTGACTCCCGAAGCGTCGTTGTTTCCTCCGCCAGGGTTATCTGCTACCGACCCAAGTTCCCCATCGGGTGGTCATTATCCTTCGCGCTTCAGTACGATGAAACCATATTGGATGAGCAACAATTGATTCAAGCCTTTGAAAATGCCGGGGCGTTTGTTGGCATCGGGGGCTTCAGACCCGAGAAAGGCGGGGTCTTTGGTCGCTTCGACATCGCAAAAGTCGCCTAAATGAAAACCTTATACCTGGATCTTGAAACCTACTGTGAAACGCCAATCAAACACGGCGTACATCGCTACGCGGAAACCGTGGAGATCCTGTTGTTTGCCTATGCGCTTGATGACGGCCCGGTCAAAGTCTGGGACGTCACCTTGGGCGGCGAGATGCCCACCGATTTGTGCTATGCCTTTCTGGACGAGTCGGTGCAACTGTGCGCGCATAACGCAGGTTTTGACCGCACCGTGTTAGAACATTGTGGCTACCACTCCGACCGCAACCGCTGGTACGACACCATGGTGCAAGCCTATGCCCACTCTTTGCCAGGCGCCCTGGGTGATCTGTGCGACATCCTGAAAGTGGATAGCGACCAGGCCAAAGACAAGGACGGCAAGCAGTTGGTGCTGTTGTTCTGCAAACCCAGCAACACCCGCAAGATCCGCCGCGCTACCCGAGAAACCCACCCAGAACACTGGGCGCGCTTTGTCGACTACGCGAGCCGGGACATCGAAGCCATGCGCGTGATCAAGCACAAGATGCCCACCTGGAACTACACCGGCGCGGAACTGGAGCTGTGGCACCTGGATCAGCAGATCAACGAGCGCGGCGTGATGGTCGATACCGACCTGGCCACCGCAGCGATCCGTGCTGTCGACCGGGCGCAACAGAAAATGGCGGCGCGCGTAGTCGAGATGACCGACGGCGCGGTGCAATCGGCCACCCAGCGCGCTGTTTTGCTGAAGCATATTTTGTCAGCCTACGGTGTGGAGCTGCCCGACATGCAGCAATCCACGCTTGAACGTCGAGCGCAGGATCTGTCCTTGCCGCTGGAACTCCGCGAGCTACTCGCGATTCGCGTGCAAGCCGGCGGCACCAGCACCAGCAAGTACCGGGTGCTGATCAACGGCGCCAGCAGCGACAGCCGATTGCGCGGCACCTTGCAATTCAACGGCGCAACGCGCACCGGGCGCTGGGCCGGGCGCTTATTTCAACCGCAAAATTTGCCCCGGCCTTCACTTAAACAAGCGGAGATCGATCTCGGTGTGGCGGCGATGAAGTCCGACTGTGAAGACCTGGTGGTCGACGACGTCATGCAACTGACCTCCAGCGCGATCCGGGGTTGTCTGATCGCCCCCGCCGGTAAAAAGTTGGTGGTTGCCGACTTGTCCAACATCGAGGGCCGGGTGCTCGCCTGGCTGGCCGGGGAAACCTGGAAGATAAAAGCCTTTGCCGACTTCGACCTGGGTACTGGTCACGATCTGTACAAGCTGGCCTATGCCAAATCGTTTGGCGTCCACCCCAAGGACGTCAGCAAAGACCAACGCCAGATCGGTAAGGTGCAAGAGCTGGCATTAGGCTATGAGGGCGGCGTCGGTGCCTTCCTGACTTTCGCCGCTGCTTATGGCATCGATCTGGAAGCGATGGGCGAACAAGCCTGGGGCGCCATCCCTGCCGACATCAAACTGGAAACCGGCCGCGCGCTGGGTTATGCCAAGAAGCGCGACGCCACCTACGGGTTATCGGATCGCGCCTGGCAAACTTGCGACGCGTTCAAGCGCAGCTGGCGCAGGGCACACCCGGCCGTCTGTGACTTCTGGTTTGAACTGAATCAAGCCGCGCACCTGGCCATCGTTAACCCCGGAGTGACTTACCCCTACCGGCAAATGGCGGTGCGTTGCGACGGTGCCTGGCTACGGATCAAACTGCCCTCCGGTCGGTGCTTGTGCTACCCCAACCCGCGCTTGGAAGGGGGATCAATAGAATACCGGGGCATTAACCAATACACCCGCAAGTGGTCTTGGCTGAAGACCTACGGTGGCAAGCTGGTGGAAAATGTGACCCAGGCAGTCAGCCGGGACATACTCGCCGCCAGTATGCAAGGCATCGAGGATGCCGGTTATCAGATCGTCTTAACCGTGCATGACGAAATTATCGCGGAGGCTCCAGACTCACCGGAGTTCAACGCAGAACACTTGGCTAGTCTGATGATAGCCAAGCCACATTGGGCCGAGGGCCTGCCGCTGGCGGCAGCAGGTTTTGAAGCTTATCGCTATCGTAAGGAGTAGAACATGCGCATTGGACATTACAACAACTCCGACTTGGAAGGCTTCGCCACTATTCGCGACTGGCTGATCAACGCCATCGACACTGCGTTGTTGGTTGCGCCGGATCGCACGCGCCTTGTGTTTATCACACCGCTGACTAATTCGCGCTACACCATGGGCGATCGGGATAGCCTGGAGCTCTTCAAAAAGAAGGTAGCCAAATGTACCGGGTTGGGTGTCGGCGCTACTAGGAATGCAATGAAGAGGAGGGGTAAATGAAAGAATCAGAAATAGAAGCCTATCTCTGTCTGCGCGTCGTTGCGCTAGGCGGCGAGTGCCGCAAGGTGAAATGGATAGGGCGCAGCGGCGCGCCGGATCGCTTGGTGATGTTGCCCGGCAAAACCATCTGGGTTGAACTTAAACGCCCAGGGCAGATAGCCAGACCCCACCAACTAAGAGAGCACGCCCGCATGCGCCGTATGGGGCAATATGTGGAGGTGATCGATGCGATCGAAGGGGTGAATGAGATGCTGTCATGTTAAAGAGGCTCTGGAATTCCCGCCTCGGGCCGGTCATTTACTGTCTGATTGTTATGCCGCTGTTCGTAGTCGGCGTCGGCGTCGGCTTAACCTGGGTAGCGTTGGCCTCGTCGGTGCGCTATGGCTTTGAAAAGCTGTGTGTCTGGGTGCGCGATCGTGCGTAAGCCGTATACCCCCCGGCCACACCAGGCGATGATCACCCAGTACATTCTGGATAATCCGCGTTGCGGAGTCTGGGCGGGCATGGGTACCGGCAAAACTTCTGCCACTTTGACCGCGCTGGATATCCTCACCCTGGTCGAGCCCGGCCCGGCTTTGGTGATTGCTCCGTTGCGGGTGGCGCAGTCGACCTGGCCTGATGAAGCGGCCAAGTGGCTGCACTTGTCCGCGTTGACAATGTCAGCGGTGATCGGTGACGTGACCCAACGGCGCGCAGCATTGGCGCGCAAGGCCGACGTCTATACCATCAACTACGAAAATATTCCCTGGTTGGTGGAATACCTGGGTAAAGCCTGGCCGTTCACCACCATTGTCGCCGACGAGTCGACCAAACTGAAAGGCTTCCGGTTACGGCAAGGCGGACAACGCGCCCAATACCTGGCACGGGTAGCGCACAAGGCCCGCCGCTTTATTGAGTTGACCGGCACCCCCAGCCCCAACGGTTTGCAGGATCTGTGGGGACAGGCGTGGTTTCTGGATCGCGGCGAGCGCCTGGGCTTTTCCTTCTCCGCGTTCACTGATCGCTGGTTTCGTTCGACGCGGGTCGGCAACGATCCGCACGCCGTGCAGATTACCCCGATGCCGTTTGCCCAGGCGCAGATCGAGAACCAGATGCGCACGGCGTGCATCACCATCGACGCCAAAGACTACTTTGACATCCAAGAACCGATCGTCAACGTCATCCAGGTGGAGATGCCACCCAAGGCGCGGCGGCAATACCGGGACATGGAGCAGGAAATGTTCTTGGCGCTGGACGGCGGCAAAGAGATCGAAGCGTTTAACGCGGCCAGCAAGACTATTAAATGTTTGCAGTTGGCCAATGGGGCCATCTATACCGACGACACCCGAACCACGCATCAGGAAGTACACAATGAAAAGATCAAAGCCCTCGAATCGATTATCGAGGAGGCGGCAGGCATGCCTGTACTGGTGGCCTACCATTTCAAGCACGACCTGGCACGATTGCGACGCGCATTCCCTCAAGGCAGGGCGCTGGACGCTGACCCTGGCACGATCCGCGCGTGGAACGACGGGAAAATACCGGTCTTATTCGCTCACCCTGCGTCGGCGGGGCATGGTTTAAGCCTACAAGATGGGGGCAACATCATCGCCTTCTTCGGCCTGTGGTGGGACATGGAGCAACACATGCAGATCATCGAGCGCATCGGCCCAACCCGCCAGGCGCAAAGCGGTTACGACCGGCCGGTGTTTGTGCATTACCTCACCACCAAAGGCACGCTGGACACCGAGGTGCTGGCCAGATTACGCAACAAGAAATCCATTCAAGATACTTTACTAGACGCAATGAAAACGAGGATATAACTATGAGCGAAAACCCATTAGACAGACAAATTGGGGGCAGGCATTACAAAGACATGGCGATCCAGCCGGTCGAGTATATCGTTAAGAATAATATTTATTTTATCGAAGGCTGCGTTATCAAGTACGTATCGCGCTGGCGTGCGAAAGGGGGCGTTGAGGATCTGGAGAAGGCCAGACATTTACTGGATATGCTAATCGATATGGAGGAAGAACATGGTTAAGAAAACTTTCCACTGTCGAGCCTGCCAACGCGATCAACCGATCGAGAACCTGGGCAAGATAATACCCAGCAACAAGTCGAAGCGCTGCCAGTCGTGTTGCGATAAAGCCAAGGCGGCAAAAGGCAATCAGTTGTTACTTGAATTTATCAAGCCCGGCTTGCGCTATCGCCGGGAATGGATGGAGCAAAGCGTATGAAATTATTAATGACTATAGATGATGTGGTGGTCGCCACCGGGATCAGTTGCTCATCGATCAATCGATTGATCCTGGAGAACCGCTTCCCTCCGGCCGTCAAGATCGG